TATAAATGGGGGTTCAGTATTTGCAATTATTACAGCAAGGGGACATAATCCAGAAACATTAAAAGAGGCTACACTTAATTATATTTTATCAAACCATAACGGTATAAACAGTAGTGAAGTTGTTAAATCTTTAAAGTTATATAGAAATTGGACGGACAACCCAATTGACGAATCGGTTGATTTAAAATTTAACGATAAAGATATAATAATGGAGTATTTAGATTTATGTCGTTTTGAACCTGTTACCTTCGGTGAAGGTAGTGCTGCCAACCCTGAAGAAGGAAAAATTGTTGCAATGAGAAAATTTATTAGTTATTGTAAAGAAATGGCTAATGAAATTGGAAAAAAAAGTTACTTCAAAAATGATATTAGTAATGACGAAATAATCCCTTTTATTGGTTTTTCAGATGACGACCCTAAAAATATTGAGAAAATGAAAGATTTTATAGAAAAAGAATATGAAGAAAAACCTATAAGAATGTATTTAACTAAAGGAGGAGAAAAAAAAGAAGTTTAATAATTAAGTCCGGTCTAATAGAAGGATAATTTTAAACCAGAAAAAAGTAAATAGAAAAAAAATAAAACAATAGATATTTATAAATAAATAAAACAAATTAAAAAAATAAGACATGGCTGATTTATTAATGAAAATGCCCTTTCAGTACGAACCTAAAAGAAAAAATAGGTTTATATTGACATTCCCATCTTCTTTGGGGATTAACTCGTGGTATGTTGAGTCAACCACAAGACCTAAAGTTACAATAAAAGATGTTGAGATTCCATTCTTAAACACTTCTACATATGTTGCGGGACGATTCAATTGGGAATCGATGGATGTTACCTTCCGTGATCCAATTGGACCATCGGCATCACAAGCTCTTATGGAGTGGGTTCGTTTACACGCTGAATCAGTAACAGGACGTATGGGTTATGCTGCGGGTTACAAAAAAGACATTGACTTAGAAATGTTAGACCCAACGGGAGTTGCTGTCGAAAAATGGATTCTACAAGGAGTATTTTTAACTAGTGTTGATTTTGATTCATTAGGGTATAGTGAAGACGGACTTATTACAGTTAAAGCGTCACTTAGACCTGATAGATGTATTTTAGTTTACTAATACAAATATAAAAATAATTTTAAGAACCTCACTAACAAAGTGGGGTTTTTTATTTACATAGAATATTTATCATTTATTTTTTAAGAAAAAATTATTATGGATCAATCTACAATTTATGGACAACAAGATTTTAACTTACCACATGACGTAGTTAAATTACCCTCAAAGGGAATATTTTATAAACCAAAAAAAGAATCTTTAAAGGTTGGTTATTTAACTGCCGCTGATGAAAACTTATTATTATCACAAAACACACCTAAAGACGGTTTAGTTACATCACTTCTAAGAAATAAAATTTATGAACCAGGATTTGACATTACTCAAATGATAGATGTTGATGTACAGGCAATATTATTGTATTTAAGGAACACTTCATTTGGACCTGAATATAATTTTAGAATAACCGATCCCATAACCAACAAGGAATTTGAAGCGATTATAAAACTAGATGAGATTGATTATAAGACTGTTCAAAATTTACCAGACGCTAATGGACATTTTACTACTGTTTTACCTAAGACAAATAAAACAGTTGTTTGTAAATTATTAAATATAAAAGAAAATAATGAATTAGATGATTTATCTAAAGGATATCCACAAGGAATGGTAGTACCTATTATAACAAAAAGACTTGAAAAACAAGTGGTTGAAATTGATGGGGAAACTGATAGATCAATAATATCTACATTTATTAATCAAATGCCTATTTCTGATTCTAAACACCTTAGAAAATTTTTAAGAAACTCTGAACCAAAAATGGATTTAACAAGAATTGTAACAGCCCCGTCAGGAGAAAAAGTACCCGTTGAGGTAACTTTTGGGGTTGAGTTTTTTCGGCCTTTCTTTGAGTTATAAAACAATGTTAATGGATGAAATATTTTATTTAACTAAATATGCTAATTTTTCATATTCAGATATTATGATAATGCCTACTTATGAAAGAAAATATTTTATAAATAAGCTTATTGAAGTTCATTCTAAAAAAGACTAATCTTTGATATTTATTTTAAAAATATAATATGTGGTTATTTGTAGAAAGTGGAGATAAAAATGCCGAAAATTTAGCGACTTCTCAGTCAACAATAGAAAACTTAAACACAGCATACGAATCATTTAAACAAAATGTTGCTGGTGGAGACGTACTTACAGTTTTCAAAAATATAGAAAAAACAATGATTGGGATGATGAACCAATCTATGGCACTACAAAGAGGTATGGGTGGTGTCATAAATAATACTGAAGAATTTCAAAATAGACTCAATAAAGCGTATAAATCAACTGTAAGTATTGGTGGAACTTTCACTGATGTTGTTGATGCGGTTGCTGGAATTTCAGATGGTATGGGTAAAGTTGTTAGTGTTAGTGACACTACAATTACCAAAATGGTTGAACTATCTCAAGCAACACAAATGACAACAAAGGAGATTGGTGGTATGGTTGCGGAAATGGTAAGATTTGGGGGTACTCAATCTCAGGCAGTTGATGCCATAAGTAAAATGGCTAAAGAAGGTAGACAAGCGGGATTGAGTGGTAAACAATATACAACTGAGATTGGGAAAAATATAAAAAATTTAAGTGGATTTGGTTTTAAAAGTGGTGTTGAGGGACTAAAAGGTATGGTTAAACAAGCCATGTTATTAAGGACTAATATTGAAGCTATTGGTGCTTTGAAAGTACAGGATAGTGTTTTGGAACCTGAAGGTGCAATTGAATTAGCTGCAAATTTCCAAATGTTGGGAGGAGCCGTTGGTAAACTGGCAGATCCTTTTCAATTAATGTATATGGCACAAAATGATATGGAAGGTTTACAAAAAGAACTTGTAAACTCAACTAAAGCTGCAATGACATTTAATAAAGAAACAGGTAACTTTGATATATCTACCGAAGATATGTATAGGTTAAGACAACAAGCTAAACTTACAGGTGCAAACCTTGAAGATTTAGTTAATACAGGTAGAGAAGCTGCAAAATTAGATTATATCAAAGAAAAATTTGATTTAAGTGGTTTAGATGAAGAACAACAAAATTTAATTTCACAACTTGCAACTGTAGGGAAGGATGGTTCTTTAACTGTTGATATTCCTGGATATGGTGAAATAAAGGCTAACGATCAAAAAACATTAGATCAAATGTTAAAAGATGCTGATGTTAAAAAGGCGTTAGAGGATTACCAAAAAAACCAAGATAAATCTGATAGACAATTAGCAGAAGCATCGCTTACGGTGGCGGAAAGACAGGCAGCAACTCAAAATGAAATTAAAACGGCAGTTATTAATTCAATGAGTGACACTCAAAGAAAACAATTTGCTAAAGATATCGCAGATTCTAATAAAAACGTACAAACAAAAACAACTGAAGCCGCTACGACTGTAGGTGGAGCTTTAGTACCCGGATATACGGGTGCAGAATCAGCCCAAAAAACCGCCACTGAAAATATAAATTTAAAATTATCCGCAAGCAAAAGAGACGAAATAAATAGAGAATTAGGTAAAATAGGTGATATGTTTTCTGCAACAACATTTGACTTAATTGTACCAAAAGGAGGTGCGCCAAAAGTAATGACAGAAAATGCTATTTATCAAGGTATTGTCGGTGATGAGGTTTTTATGGGAACAAATTTAAGCGACATTTTTAATGGTGTTAAAAATTTAGGTAATTCTGCCGGTGGAAATGTTAGTGGAAAAATGGATATAAATATAAACGTTTCAGGTGCGGTTAATGGCGATGGAGGTAACGTTGCGAAAATTTTTGAAAACCCACAAGTACAAAAACAAATAATGGACACTGTATTGTATAAATTAGAATCGTACAAAAAACAACAAGGTGTAATAGCATAAAAAAATAAAATTTTATCTATTTATAAATAAAATAGAATAGATGGAGAGTCCTTTATCATTTAACTCAAGTGAAAATTTCAGAAAGAAATTACTTTTAAGAAATTTACCACCATATAAAGTTGAAAATGCGTTTTCAACGGGAGATGTTCCTGGTGTCAATGATTTTGTAATATTGGATTATGCAATCATCGATTCTCCTAAAATAGAAGTTGTCGGAGACAAACAAGAAAAAACATTATTTACAAAAAATCAATATACCCCTGAAAATAAAACGTACTATGGTGACATGGTATTAATAAATTTAGATTTAGGTACAAAAACAAATGAAGGTGAGTATGGATATCCTGATAGTATTGGAAGTAGTTTAGAAAAAATAGGTGATAATCAAGAAACACTTCTTTATGTAAAAAATCTCTACGGACCTGTTGGATTAGGGACTAACTACGGTGAAACCGTAACAATCAATAATACACTTCTATCAAATACAAATTTAGGAAATTATGGTTATCCATTAACTATTGGTAGTAAATTAGAAACCATAGGTGATAATCAAGAAGTAATACATAAAGTAAGAAACGTTTATAAACCATTTGGTTTAGGTGATTTTGGAAGTTCTGTTTGGTACATTAATAATGATCAGAACATATTAACAATGGGTGATGGTGAATATACAATCACCGACACTTTAAATAGTTACCTATATCAAATTGGTAACACACAAGAGGTTTATCATAAAGTAAGAAATCTTTATAAACCAACAACCCCTGAAGATTATGGTAATACCGTTTGGTATATAAATAACGATCAGACAATTCAAAGTATGGGGGGAGGCATCTACACAATAGATGATACCATTAATAGTTACCTATATCAAATTGGTAATACACAAGAGATATACCATAAAGTAAGAAATATTTATAAACCATCTTCACCACAAGACTACGGTAATACTGTTTGGTATATAAATAACGATCAGACTATACAAACAAACGGTAGTGGAATATATGATATTGGTGACACAATTAATAGTAATTTATTTCAAATAGGTAATAATCAAGAAGTAATTCATAAAGTAAGAAATGTTTATAAACCCGGATCGCCTTTAGATTATGGTAATACAGTTTGGTATATAAATAATGATCAGTCTTTACAAACAAATGGTAGTGGAATATATGATATTTCAGATACCATTAATAGTTACTTATATTTAATTGGTAATTCTCAAGAAACCCAATTAATTACAAAAAATAAGTATACACCTGAAAATAGTACTCAATACGGAGAACCAAGATACAATATAAATAATATTCTAACTTTAGGTTCAAATGAGGGAGAATACACATATGCTGACACGATTAACAGTGATTTATATACTGAAGGTGTTTATGATAGACCATTGTTAATTGCTATTAATCAATACGGTCCACAAAACATTACAAACGGTTCAGTAGACATTAATCAAAATTTACAAACAAACTCAAATGAAGGAGAATACGGCTATCCTGACAGTATTAACAGTCCTTTAGAAAATATAAGTGAAATAAAAGAAAACGATGCTTATGTTATTAACAAATATGTAACTGGTAGCGGAACTTACGGTAATCCCGAACTTGTAACAATTGACGATTTAGAAATACCAAACACAGGATTACCTTATGCTAATTCTGATAATACCTTTATATTTTTACCGTCTTCATATAGTCCTGTGAGTATTTTATTAAGTAACAACCCTTCAGGTTCCGATGGTTCACTATCACAAGATTCTGCATTGGCTAACTTGGCTGCAAAACAATTACAAAAAGAATTTAAACATAGAGTAGCATTAGAATTATTACAACAAACATTAGGAAGAATTAATGTACTCGATTCAAGTATAAACCCAGATACAGGACAAGTTTCCGTTGAACCAAACTTAGACCCGTTTAATGCTATTGGGTTACTATCAGGACAAGTACCAATTATTGCAAGAAATCATGCAATTACAAATCCTGATTTATTCTTAGGACAAGCAATTAATTTTGCTGCTAAACTTGCAGGTACTTATTCGCCATATTCATATATTCCTGGTGAGTACTTTGATTATCCTGACAAAAAAGGTTCCGCAATATATAATAATCCTCTATCTGCTATTGGGGGGGCTATAGGTTCAATATTTCGTGCAATCCAACCTAAAAATCAAACAGCATCTGAATTGTTTGTTGAATACACTTCAGTTGCAACAAGAGACTTATTATATGATCAGTTAAGATTTAACAACTTTAGACCTGATTATAAAATTGGTAAAAATTTATTAGCACCAAAAGGTAAATATTATATTGGAAATAGAAAATCTTCTATCAATGAAATAGTTTCACCTGATGGTGAATTATCTGAAAGTAAAATAAAAGGAGTTGCAACAGATGGTAGTCCTGTTTTTTCTTATGGTAAAATTGGTGAAGAATATGAAGGTACAAAAATAAGTAATCTATATGCAGGATTAAATACTCGTCCTTATTTTGACGGTTTAAACGGAGTACAAGCAGGATTTACTTGGTTATCTAAAGACGGTAAGGGTGGACAAAATTGGATGATACCTGGAGACTTTGCAGGACCAGGAGCATCTGTATTTACAGACAGCAGCGAATTCAATTTCTCAAATATAAGTTCAACATATGATCCAACAAAATCAACAAATTATGAATTTACTGAAAATTCAATTTTAGATGTTACTCAAAAATTAATTGATGCGGGTAATCGTTCTAATAATAAATTACAACACGTTGGTAATGCAATTAATCAGGTATCAAAAGTTTTTAATGACGGTTACATTGAATTAACAAAGGGTTCAAGAGTTGTTAGATACACAACAAAAACTTCTTTACCTGAAAGTGAAAGAACTGCAGTACCTACAGGTTATGAATATTGTCGTGTTTTTACAAAAGACAGACCATACTACTCATTTGATGAATTACAAAAAACAGATGGGATAACAACAGAAGGTAGAAAGTTTACAAATTCAATATTCGATAAAACTTATAATTTAAATATTGCTCCTTGGCAAAACCCTGGATCAACAAATATTCAAAACAATAAAGTTAAAAAGTATATGTTCTCATTAGAAAATTTATCATGGAGAACGTCAAACAGACCTGGATATACTTATGAAGATTTGCCTGATTGTGAAAGAGGACCTAACGGTGGTAGAATAATGTGGTTTCCTCCATATGATTTAAGTTTTGATGAATCAATTAATACTAATTGGACTGATAATACTTTTTTAGGTAGACCTGAACCAATATATACATATAACAATACAAGTAGAAAAGGGAACATAAGTTGGAAAATTGTTGTCGATCACCCATCAATAATGAACGTCATATTAGATAGGGAGTTAGAAAATGCGACACCCGACTCTCAAATAACTAAAGTTTTGGATTCGTTTTTTGCTGGATGTACTAAGTACGATTTATACGACTTAGTAAAAAAATATCCAATGTTTACACCAAACGACGTATTTGAAGTTTTAGAAGAAATCATATATCCCGAAGATATTGTAACGGTTGTTGAAAATTTACCAAATGAGAATGTAGAAAATTTTACAGAAAACAATGATATAATTCCACCTACACCTACACCTACCGCAACACCAACACCTACACCAACAGGGACAGGTGGAATTGTTAGTACTGAACCACCTGAACCTGAAGATTTTAATTTTAAAGAACCATTATTCTTTTTCCACAATGACTTTCCTGATCCAAATAGTTCAAAGATAACCGCATCAAAACCATATGATCAGTGGTTAGCAGATTATTTGGCGTTAGAAACTAAATACTTAGAGACAGGTGGTAGTGATGGTACTAGAAATTTTGGAAAGGCTAGAGATAAAATTATTAAATATAATGACGCATCTTATGTTGATTACACTAATTTTATAGTTAATGGAAGTGCAGAATTAAAACAAAAATATTTAGATTCATATATTGATACAAGAAAAACATCTGTATCTGAATTTTTTGAATACATGCAAACGGAGTTTGAAGAAATAAAACAGTTTTTAAAAGAAGTTTGTACTGCGATAAAACAAGGTGGAAAGATTACATTCACCTTAAAATCTTCAGCGTCTGCAGTTACCAATACAGGATATAATTTAACACTTTCAAAAAGAAGAATAGATGCTGCTTTAAAATACATTTCAAATTTTGAATTTGATGGTGTTAAACTAAAAAATGAATTAAATAAAAATCTAATAGTTAAACAAGTTCCTGAAGGTGAAACTACAAGTATTTTAGATCCAAAATACAAATTTATTCAATGCAATAAAGATTTTAAAAGTAACAGTAACGAAGGTACAGTTTCAGTAAACGCTATGGCATGTAGAAGAGTTAGGATTTTAGATGTAAAACATGAAGCACCACCAGCGAAGCCAGTTGATCAACCACCACCAAACACTGAAGAATCTAACCCATTAGAGGGCAGAACATTTACTGAACCTGAAGAAGAAACAGGAACGGGAACCACAGTTAATACTGGAACAACTAAAACTGATCCACCTGGATACACAACTACTAGACAAAAACAGGATCCGATAGTAAAAAGAACCAATAAACCTAGATCGGATTTAACTAAAAGATTAGCAAGAAAACTATTAACAGAGTGTAATTATTTTGAGTTGGTTAAACAAAGAGACCCAATGATTTATGATGGATTAAAAAGTAAATTAAAACATTTTCATCCTGTTTTCCATTCAATAACCCCTGAAGGATTAAATGCTAGACTTACGTTTTTACAACAATGTATGAGACCTGGAGACACCATCCCTACGGTTTCAAAAGATGGTGAAAACTTTACATTAGTTTATAATGATGTAACTAATAGTGTGTTTGGTGCTCCACCTGTGTGTGTTTTGAGAATTGGTGACTTCTTCCATACAAAAATAGTAATTGATTCATTAAGTATAAAATATGAAGACGGAAGATTTGATATTAATCCTGAAGGAATTGGTGTACAACCAATGATTGCCGATGTTAGTGTTTCATTTAACTTTATTGGTGGACATGGTTTAGCTGGCCCTGTTGCAAAATTACAAAACGCACTTTCTTTTAATTATTATGCAAATACTGAAATTTACGACGAAAGAGCCGATGCGACTGAAGATAACGAAACATTGGCAAAATACGATGCTGAAATTTTAAAAGACATAAAAAATCAACTTGGTATTCAAGACGATCTTAATAAACAAAGAACAAATGATGCTGGAGATACTATCGGTGTTATAAAAACAAATGATTATGATTTAACAACTCAAAAAGCTTATGGTACCATTTCATATCAAGAGATAATGAAGAAAATGGCGGACGATAATAAATCTTACGCTGACGCTGTCATAGGTAATTTAGAAAAAATAAATGATAACTTTCTATTAGGGGGGCTTTTAATATCAACCAAAGATAGAAAATACACCGAAGGATTGTTTGATTATTTGACAGGAAACACAGCAAATGATGCGTACATATACGGTAAAACAGACACCATTCAAAATAGAATAAAACTATTAGTTGATAAAGCTAAACAAGATATTGATGACGGAAGTTGTCCATTATTACCTGAAGTACAATATCAAAATTTTTCAGACTCTGATATAAGAAAAGTTAAAAAAGAACTTAAAAAACTAATAGAAAAAAGAGGTAATGATATGTTGGCATTACTTGAAAACTGTAATTCAACTATAGCTAATGAAGAATTAAAAATGATTTTTACAATTGATAAGTTAAATTTTGTTACAAGTAAAAATGATGGTTATATTGCTAAAAATGGTAGTGTTGTTATGTATAGTTTAAGTGGAGGGACTGGTGTTGATCCATCAAGTGGGGGTGTTACTGATACTTATTCAGAATTGGTACAAGACTTTTTAAAAATACGTTCAGATTTAAATGAGTATAATAATAAATTATATGAAAATAAAATTATAGCGTCAGGAGATACCGAAGAATTTAATAATGAATTTGTATTTAACACATTTATAGAAAGTGATCCATCACTTACTTCACCGGCAGAAAATAGATTTTTTATGTTATTTGGTAAAGATATCGCGGTTGATGCTGAAGGGTTTAGTAATACTTTAATCGATGAGGCTTTAAAAAACGCAGAGGTACAAGAAAAAGAAAATTGGAAATTTTATCTCGGAGAACAATTCTACGTAAAAGATGTTGGATTAGTTGATAATTACAATAAATCAAAGAAAATTGTAGATGATAGGATTAAATCATTCAAGGATAACTTTTACACAAATAAATATAACACATATAACCCATATAACAAAAGTAAAACTAGAATACTTAATTATGAAACACAAAATCCGATTATACCACCAAACGACACTAATTTAAAAGATGTGTGGTCGGATCAAAATTCAGAATGGAATAAATTTAATTTGAAAAAAACATTTAATTAAAATGCAATATTACGACAGATACCAAAATTTTCTAATAAATGGTAAACAAACAGTAGTACCATTTTTAAATTTACCTCCAAGATCAACGGATCAGAGATATGTTTTTAGAAGAAATCAAAGTAGACTTGATAAAATAAGTTATGAAAAATACGGTGCACCATATTTTGGTTGGTTAATAATGATGGCAAATCCTCTTTATGGTGGTTTAGAAACGAATATACCTGACGGAACCATTTTAGTTATACCTTTTCCGCTAGTTGCGGCACTGCAAGACTACAAATCTGCATTGGATACACATATTTTTTATTATGGCAGATAAAAGACTAAAACAAACAAAAAAAATATACGTCGAAACAGAGTATGATAACATTATCGTTGTAAACCCTAATGAGATTTATGATGCTAATAACTTACGTGCGCCAAGACTTGTTGATCATGAAGATTTAGTTTACTACGCTAATTTAGAAACATTTATAATCCCAAGAACAAAATTAGCTATAGGTGAAACATTTGACTCACCTGTTGTAAACACCACAATTGCCACTGTATTTGGTGGGGAAGAAGATTTAAAAATTAATTTTTTAAAACCAAAAGGTAAAACGGCTTTTGATACAAGTTGGTCTGACCAGTTAACAGGATTTGAGTCAAGATTAGGTAAGGGAGCAAATCAAAAAACTGAAGAAGTTGTAACAATTGATGGTAAACCTAGATTCAAAAATTCCGTAGCAAAGTATGAAGATACTCAGATGTTGGGAATAAAATCTATTAGGGTTAACATAAAAGGAACGGGAGTCCCTGAAGTTAATATTGAAATGACAGATATTCAAGGAAGGGCTCTTTTTGAACAAGGAGAAAATTCAATATACTCTGCCTTTTTTAATTTTCCTTATCCTTTATTTTATTTAACACTAAAAGGGTATTATGGTAAAGCTATTAGGTATAGATTATCATTATTATCTTTTAATGCTAGATTTGACGCAAACACTGGTAACTATGATATCAGTTTAAAACTTGTTGGTAAATTTACGGCACTTTTATTTGACACACCTTTACAGTATGCGGTTACCGCACCTAAAATGTATAACACAGAAATTACTTATAAAAATAATAACAATACTACTGTACAAACAATTAACACATATAAGGGTAGACAAAAACTTGACGAGGTTTATGAGATTTATAAAAGAAAAGGATTAATACCGCAAGATTTTCCACCATTATCGATAGATGAATTTAAACAAAGAGTTGATGGATATACTACAAAATTATTAAAAGACGCTTCAGATAAAGGAGACTTCACACAATTAAATGATATACAAGATTATAGAGAGTCACTATTTGGTTTAAGAAAAAGTGTTTATACCAACTCTTTAGAAAAATTCATAGATAAAAGTAGTTTTTACGTTAGCGGAAATCAAAAATTAATTTATTACCCTTTTAAGAAAGATATACAAGATCAAACAAAAGAAGATTATAAAACAAAAATTAATGAAAGAATAAAATATTATATAGAAAAATTAAACAATAATAAAACCTTTGGTAAAGGAGGTAAAAGAGAAATACCATTAAAAATAAAAGATAAAAATGACGTATTAAAAAAATTAGATTTTGAGGCGTGGATAAATAATGATGAGGATTTAAAAAATACATTTTTTTATAGATTTAACAAACCTGTTGATTTAACTACGGAAAATGGCGTCAAAGAGTTCGAAAAGTTTAAATTAGATGAAGATAAAAATAAACTTTTAAAAGAAAAAGTTTTAAATGAAAAGGGTGAGTGGGTTGAAGACAATGTAACATATTTTGTTTTTGGTGATAAGATAGTATCAGACGCTACATATGTACCTAATAGTTTTTTAGATGATATTGACGATGCTGAAAAAACTTTAAATACTAATGAAGAAGAGATAGAAAAAATATTATCACAAGTATTGGCTGATAGAGCCCTTAAAAATCCTCAGCAAGGGGGGTTAGGGTTTAAACCTACAATAAGAAATATTTTTGCAATTATTTTTGCAGGTGCCGATGCCTTTTATAGATTAATGGAGGATGTACATGAATCTGCTTGGGATGTAAGAGACGAACCTGCAAGATTATTAGCGGTAATACCACCTGAAAAAAACTTTTCTGTCGACGCATTAAGAACTTTACAAACCTCTAGTGGTGAATTAAATAAAGACAATGTTGTGTATCCTTGGCCTTTATACTTTGTTAAAGAAAAACAAAAAGATCAAAGAGAAGTTTATACAATACAATATCCAGGGGATGCTAAAGTAATACAACAAACAAAAGGATACGATTACAGGTTATGGCCGGAAATTGGGTTTGTTGAGGCTTATTTAAAAGGTACTGTAGAAACATCAAAACCTGTTAGTGCAAATGTATACAATAACCCATCGGATTATAGTAAGTATGTTTCCGCTAATGCCATCGAGTTCCCATTCAAAACAAAACCATACCAAGACTTAGTTGCAATACCTTTTTTTTATGAATTATTTGAAAGATCTTACCTATCGTCATACTATACAAAATTTATTGGAGACGAAATATCAAAAAAACAAATAGATAAATTTTACGGTAATATTGAAAGTAGAAACATTGAAAATTCAATAGGAAATAATATTGAGTTAAATCAAATATTAAAAAATTATAAGTTTGATTACAATAGTTTTATATCATATCTTAAAAAGATATCAAACAATGGTAATGGTGAAAGTTGGCAAACATATATTAGAAGTAAATATAAGACAGAATATATTGATAATTTATTAAAAACAACAAATGACATATACAGTATAGATACTATTTCTAATAGAAGTATTAAAATTTCTTCTGATTTGGAATTGGCTAAAAACCTAAAAGAATTTTTAGAAAGTACCGATTCATCTAAATTAAGTTTTTTAGATACTTACCCATTTACTGATTTAAATTGGATAACAGGTAATACCTCAAATGGTAATTCAGTTGGAAACTTAGAACAATTTAATGACACGACTAAAACTTTTATTTATTTAGACGATAAAAAAACAATTGCAAGAATTAATGAAACCGAGAAATACAAAAAATTATCTCTTTTAAGTGATTTTAGGATTTTAGAAACCGCAAATCAACCATACGTTTCAACAACAAACGCACAGATTAATAATCCTACCGTTCTTAAAAGCTTCTACAATAATAGAAAAATAAAAGATTTTTACCCAACTGAAAGTTATGTTGATTATGGTAATTCATATTCTGGTAATCTTGGAACACAAATACAGACTACATCTTTATTAAATACCCCATATTTTATTAATGCCTTAATAAAAGGTGTTGATGATAATAAAACAAAAACAGATAACGCATTTACAACGTTAGGGTATTTATTTTTGAATTCATTACCATTAATAACGACTAAAGAAAAAATTAAATCTATTGATAATGGTTCATATACAGATTTAGATTATTTAGCGTCAACACTAAAAAAATACTCGTCAATACACCAAGTACCATATGCATGGGTTTTAAAGTATGGTTCTATTTGGCATAGATACAAAAAATTTGTAAATGAAAATGTTGATATTTTAGATTCCGTTTGGAAAGATTTTGATTATGTGGGGGCGTATGATCCCGTAACATCAGCAACAACATTACAATATGTTATACCGGATTATAGCGGTAATAACCAAACGGTAGTTTTACAAAAAACTGAAAATTTCCCATTACCTTCAGTACAATCCAAAGATTATCTTGGTACGGGGTTTTATCCAAAAGTTATTAATGCTGTTTATAACTTTGTAACAGAAAAAGATTTATTTACTGGATACACAACAACTAATTTTCAAAATGCTTATAATAATGCAAATTTTAGATTAGGTAAAAATAATCAATCAAGTACATACTTAAACTTTGGGTTTGATACTTCAAATGTTGATAGATCTTTACAAAAAACAAATTACTATAATTATGTAGAGTTGAGTGGATTAACACAACAATATATGATGTTGTTTCCATCTATGGGGGGTATACCTATCGATCAATCAATTTATGAATGTGTAAATTCAAACAATAATTTAACTAAAGAATTATTTAATAATAAATCAGTTTATAATGGATCCGTTAGAAGTTTATGGTCAGCATCACACTTTGGGTATTTTGATAATTCTTTATTAAAAAAACCTGCACCGACACAATACTTAAAGTCGATAAAATTAAATACTGATGAACAAACACCATTTGATTTAAAATCGGCACAATCAGAGTACGCCTCAATAGAGGAAATATTTTCAATTTTTACACCTGAAATGTTAGATAAATTCGAAGAACAGTTTATTGGTTTTTGTAACTATAAACCACTATCAAAAAATCTAATATTAAAAGATGAAATCATTGATCCTTCTTATACTTCATCTAATAAAGTGGCAAACTCTGAACAAAAAAGATTATATTCACAATTATTAAATTTATTTTTAGTAAATAAAACAGGTATTACTTTTGTAAACGAAGATGTTGATGGTAAGGCTTTAGGACAAAAACAAATGATAACTTTTAACTCATCTTTGAAAGAGTTTTTAAGTTTTGATTGTGTTTTAAAATTAGGAAATCCTGGAAATTTTGATAGAAGACTTTTTAATTCTTTTTCTAATATTAAAGAATTTGTCCCCGAATTTGATAAATATGAATTTAAACCATACGTAAAAGGAACTTTACCCGGTGATGGAACTAATGTCACACTTTTACAAAGCGTAACACAAAACCAAAACGCTTGGAACGCACTTAGAACATATTTGGGATTCTCATCAATACCTGGTGTAGATTATCCAGGACAACCAAGCCCAATATTTCCTTCGGTTACACCAACACCTACACCAACTTCCACAACCGCAGCGACATCAAATATAAGCATACCACTATCAACACATTACACTTTTCAGAGTTGTTGTAATTCAAATGAAATATTCAATGTTGTAATACCAAGTAATGTTTCACTTGGTTTAATTTCAAATGTTCTTGGTACTGGTACAACTTATGTTGAGGGTGAGGTTTATTATATAGAGGCTTTTGAATCATTTAACTCTTATCCTTATAATTTTTGTGCTAGAAAAATTGCGAATACAACAACATTTAGCCCACCAAACCAATCGCAAACACTCTTTTTAATTAAAACGTATACATTGGATTATGATGAATATCCATACCCAAATGATACAAACGCCGCTGTTAAATGTATAACATATAAAATACCTAGCCAAAATTGTTTACAACTATCACAAACACAACAAAATCAAACGCCACAACAACAATTACCCGCAAATCAACCACAACCTATTGTACCATTATCAGGAACACCAAAATCAACCGTGGCTGATTTCTTTATTGATAATGATATTGAGTTCACTGCGGATAATGTAAAATTGACATACCCGTTAATAAGATTATACTCACAGAAAAAATTACAGGATTCAAACTTAAATAAACAAACTTTTACAACATTAATAAATGATTTTTTAAATAGCCAAAAATCAATACAAGAAAAAATACTGAACCAAACATTTTTAAATTTAAATAAAAATTTAAGTAATATAACAGTTAATAATACCACAACAAATACCGTTACGGGGGATGTCGGAAAATTAACACTATATAATACTCTTAAGGCTTTTAACGATAAATGGATTGCAGGTTCAGATTTAAAATACGTAACATTGTTTGAGGACTTTTTATTTATGGATAGGGCTAATAGTGATATTGGTGATACATATGTTGTGGATGTAGAAAAAGTTGTAAAAAGAATGGATACCACTAATAATCCTGATATGAACTTAATGTCATTGGTTAGTAACATTTTAAGTGATAATCAGTTTATGTTTTTTGCAATGCCAGCATATATAAACTTTTATGGTATACAATCTGCAGTTAGAAACGGGCAACCAATAGATATAGAAATCCCTAACTCGATGTTTGGTACATACTTGGAAGTTGATTATACAAAATCAAGCCCTAAATTTTTATGTTTATATATGGGGAATCCTTCAGAATACCCAAAACCAAAAGAAAATTCATTTATAAGATTTGACGATGATAGTTTCGATTTAAGAATGCCTGATAATCCATTAAGGGTTTCTGACCCTAACAGGGATTACTCTAAAACAAATAAGGTTGTAGGATTTAGCGTCGACTTTGGTATTCAGAACCAAAATATGTTTAAAAACTTAGATTTAGATATGTCTGAAATGAAAAACACTTCAGAATCTTTTAAAGTTTTTGCAGACATTGGGGGGTCTGTTTCTGGTGACAAAGTAGCGCAACAATCAGTATCAATGTATAGTATTTATAAATCAAGATCTTATAGTTGTGGTGTTGAGTCTATGGGTAATGCTATGATACAACCAACAATGTATTTTGTTTTAAGACATGTACCATTGTTTTATGGACCATATTGGATTTACGAAGTTAATCATAATATTTCTGAAAATGGATTTACAACTAAATTTAAAGGAACAAGAATACCTAAATACAGTTTACCAAATGTTGATAATTTGTTAATTAACGTCAATGAAAAAATATTACAATCATATAAAGAAAAAATAAAGAAAACAAAAACCGATAAGGAAATAAAAGATGAGAGATTAGTTAATACTGATCCAACAATAACAATAACAAAAACAGGATTAGATAAATGTAAAGAAGTAACAAAATACACTACATTACCTTTTGTCGAGGTTAAACGAACACCGATTACCTTAGAAGAAATATTACCAATTATAAAATCATCAACAACGGATGTAAGATTAAGAACTTTATTATTGGTTATTGCTATAACAAGACCTGTTAACTCCTACGATAAAGATTTATCGCAAATAACCCCAATAAATAATAATTTTTATGAAATTTCAACAGAAACAAAACATAATGGTAGTTTAGATACATATTTAACTGAACAAACATGTGTTGATGTTGCTGGAACATCTAGAGTTTTTGCAAGCTTTACAGGAAACACAACTAGTAGTAATTTTATGGTTTCTTTTTATCAATCAATGATACCATTAATTGAATCGTTAAAGACATTAAATGTAGATACAAATGAGTATAAACAATATGGTAAATCTTTAGCTCAATTATGTTTAACAACTTGGGACACCGCAGTTGCTTTTGGTCCTCCACCATTAAGTGCTGAACAAATAAAAAATGAAATAACAACAACAACTAATAGTGGTGTAATTAATACCTATAATATTTATGTTAAGCTATTTACAGAATATTATGAATATTTTGTACTTAATCCTAATTAAGATATATTTATATAAAAAATAAAAATATGAGTAACGTTAAAAATTTATTAGATGATTATTTGAAAAAAGATACTAGAGTATCTGAAAAACAAATAGATGCGGATCACAAACAAGTATGTGATTTAGATACAGGTGATTGCTACACAATAAGAATGAAAGACGGTTTAATAGAAAGATTTGACAATACCGTTAAAACTAACAGAACATTAAGAGTTGAAACGCCGGCAGGTGTTAAAACATTATTAAATGGTTAAAAAAATTAAAAATGGGTATAGATAGTAAAATTTTAGAAGAATTAAGAAGATTTAATAGTATTAATTCTTATATAAATGAGCAAGACGCACCACCGCCACCACCACCAGCGGGAGGCGATGTCCCACCACCACCGGCAGGAGATACTCCACCGGCAGGTGGTGATGTTCCACCACCAGCACCTGGCGGAGAAGCGCCTGCAGCGGGAGGTAGCCCAATACCCGAACCAATAGATGTTGCCAATGATCCTGATGTTGAAGAGGTAACAGATGAAAAGGGTGGTGATGAAGAAACTGAAGAAGTTGATATAACAGATTTAGTTACTACACAACAAGATATTAAAGCAAAACAAGATGAGTTTATGGACGGTATGTTTGCTAAATTAGATGATTTAGAAAAAAAATTACAAAACATGGACACTATAATGAATAAAATTAATTCGTTAGAAACCAAATTTGATAGATATAGAGAAAAAACACCTGAAGAGAAATTAATGTTAAGATCTTTAGATTCATACCCTTATAATCAAAAACTTACTGATTTTTTTGATGATAAAAAAGATGAGATGGAAGAAACAGGTAAAAATGAATATATCCTAACTTCAGATGAAGTTGAAAATTTTTCACCAAACGAGGTTAAAAAAACATTTAATAATTACGACGAAAATCAAGAAGGTTTAATGTAAAATGAAGGGACTGAAAAGTCCCTTTTTTATTTGACATTTATATAAATTCACCTATTATTGTTATAGATAAAAGAGTTAAAAATTAAAAACAAAATCTATGGCAAATTCAATTGATGCAGTACTAGCACAGTACGAAAAGAACTCACAACCAAGTGGTTCACAGAGACAAAACATCTCACAAGAAGACAGAATGAAAAAGTATTTTTCAGCGATTCTTCAAAAAAATGAAAAATCCGCACAAAAAAGAATCAGGGTATTACCTACAAAAGACGGTTCATCACCATTTGTTGAGGTTTGGTACCACGAAATTCAAGTTAACGGACAATGGGTTAAGTTGTACGACCCTGAGAAAAATGACAACGAAAGATCACCTTTGACTGAAGTTTATAATGAACTAATTTCAACAGGTAAAAAAGAAGATAAAGAATTAGCTTCACAGTATCGTTCACGTTTATTCTATATTGTTAAAGTTATTGATAGAGATAACGAACAAGACGGTGTTAAATTTTGGAGATTTAAACACAATTATAAACAAGAAGGTGTCTTGGATAAAATTCTTCCTATTTGGAAAGCAAAAGGCGATGTAACCGATTCTGAAAAAGGTAGAGATCTTATTATTGAACTTATCAAAGCAAAAACACCACAAGGTAAGGAATATACTGTAGTACAAACTATTATGTATGATGATCCGGCACCACTACACGAAGATAAAGAAATCATGGAAGGATGGTTACAAGATGAATTAACTTGGAATGATGTTTATTCTAAAAAACCTGTTGAGTATTTAGAGGCTGTTGCAGTTGGAGAGACACCAATGTGGAATTCTGAACTCAAAAAATATGTTTACGGTGAAGAAGCAGAAATCTCATTAGGTGGTGGAACACAAAAAGAAGAAACACCAATTGTTGATCCACAAGCAGATGAGGATCCATCAGAAGAGTTACCATTCTAATAAAATCCTATAAAAGATAGGTAGTGATTGATAAAGTCACTACCTTTTTTTAAGTTTAAAAAAAAACAAAATATATGGCAATTAAAAAAAACGATTTCAGCTCACTAAAGAAAAAATTCTCAACGTCAGCAAAATACAAACCACAAAGATTTTTTGATCTTGGAGCACCATTTTTAGATGCGGTTGGACTACCTGGACCTGCCATGGGACACATCAATATGTTTTTAGGACATTCAGATACTGGTAAAACAACAGCTTTGGTTAAAACTGCGGTAGATGCACAAAAGAAAGGAATACTTCCTGTGTTTATTATTACGGAACAAAAATGGAGTTTTGAACATGCAAAACTTATGGGGTTCCAATGTGAAGAAGTGGTTGATACAGAAACAGGTGAATTAGAGTGGGATGGTTTTTATATTTTCAATAATAACTTTGACTACATTGAACAAATTACAGACTACATTAACGACTTGTTAGATGCACAAGAAAAGGGTGACTTAGACTATTCACTTTGTATTATGTGGGATTCTGTTGGTTCAGTTCCTTGTAAAATGACTTATGAAGGAAAAGGAGGTAAACAACACAATGCGAGTGTTCTAGCTGACAAAATTGGAATGGGCATAAATCAAAGAATTTCAGGTTCACGTAAATCTGATTCTAAATTTGAGAATACATTAATCATTGTAAATCAACCTTGGGTTGAATTACCTGATAACCCATTTGGACAACCAAAAATAAAAGCAAAAGGTGGTGAAGCAATTTGGTTAAACTCATCTTTAGTGTTCTTGTTTGGTAATCAAAAAGGGGCTGGTACAACCAAAATTACCGCAACAAAAGACAAACGAACAGTAAAATTTGCATCAAGAACAAAAGTATCTGTTATGAAAAACCACATCAATGGACTTGGGTTTGAAGATGGAAAAATTATTATAACACCACACGGGTTTTTACCTGGAAAAGAAGCTTCTGAAGAGAAGGCTTCAATAGAACAATACAAAAAAGAATATGCCGACTATTGGAAAGAAATAATTGGAGTCGATGGTGACTTTGATTTGAAGGCAGAAAAAGAAGAAGTGGAATAGTAAGAATCCTGTAAATATACAGAAATGACAAAAACCCTATTAGTAGACGGGAATAATTTATTAAAAATTGGTTTTCACGGAGTCAAAGATTACTTCAACGGTATGGAACATGTAGGAGGTATTTGGCATTTCCTAAACACATTACGTAGGTTTATAGAAGAAGAAAACTTCAACAAGGTTGTTGTATTTTGGGATGGAGAACTTTCAACATCCCAAAGAAGATTACTCTACCCAAAATACAAACTTAACCGAAAAGATGTAACGCAAGATTTCAAAGAAGAATCGTTTAATAAACAAAAACAAAGAGTAAAACAATACTTGGAGGAAATGTTTGTCAGACAAATTGAATTTGAAAATTCTGAAGCAGATGACCTTATCGCTTATTATTGTAAAATATCTAAAGACGAATCTAAAACTATTTTTAGTGGAGATAGGGACTTAACACAGCTTATCTCTGAAGACGTGAGTCTTTATTCACCTAATACTAAAAAGTATTATAAGAATGGAGATAAAATCAAATTACATGAAATAGAAATCCCACATTACAATGTAAAAACTTATAAGATAGTATCTGGTGATAAATCGGATAATATTGATGGTATTTATTATTTAGGAGAAAAAACGTTAGTTAAACTATTTCCTGAGATACTTGATAAAGAGATAAGTTTTTCAGATATTTTGACAAAAGGTGAAGAATTACTAAAAGAACAAAAAGATAATACCGTTTTAAAAAACCTGTTGACTGGTAAAACAAAAGAAGGTATATTTGGTGACGAGTTTTTTGAAATCAATAAAAAGATTGTGGATTTATCGGAACCACTAATTAGTGAAGAAGGAAAACAATTAGTTGAATTATATTATTCTGAATCATTAGATCCTGATGGAAGAGGATATAAAAATTTAATCCGAATGATGATGGGAGACGGATTATTTAAATACCTACCTAAAGGGGATGAACAGTGGGTATATTTTTTAAAACCATTTTTAAAGTTAACAAGAAAAGAAAAAACAAAGTTTAAAACAAAAAAGTAAAATTATGAAAGAGCAGAATGATGTAACAAAGGTTGAATTCTTAATAACACTAAACAACAACTTTGTAGTTCAAAGATTCTTTAACGTAAAAGGATTTAATCCAAAAGTTAAAGGAAGTGTCGAATTATATGATTTTATTAAATCATTATCGAACACATTACAAACCAAACTACGAAATAAGTGCGTTGTCTACATGCTTGAGAACAGATTCCAAATAGAAGAAGATCCGTCAATCTTAGAAACGTCAAATACCGACGGTCCTGAAATATTTAACATTATTTTAAAGGTTGGAAATGAGACAATTTGTCATAGAATAATAGATGCGAAAGTCTACCCACCAAAGGTAAGATATACCCTGGATATACGTCCAGACATAAAAAACATTTTAAGAGAATTGACTGACATTTTATCAGAAAAAAATTTATCTTTTGAGATGATGAAATATTCATTAGCTTAACAATATTTATTAAAACAAGGAACAAAATCTCAATTATATGTCAGACAAAAAAAACTTCGGATACTTAGGAAATACTTTTCAAATTCAATTACTAAATAACATTATTACTTACAAAGATTTCTCTAATTCCATCATTGAAGTTATCGATCCTCATTATTTTGATAACCAATATTTTAAAATTATCTGTCAGATGATTAAAGAATATTATTCAAAATATGAGCACACACCGTCATTTGACACCCTTGAACAATTGACTAAGTCAGAAATTAGTTCACCGATGGCTCAAAAGAGCATTTTAGATACAATAGATCAGGTTAAGAACGTTTCAGACGACGGTTCAATATTTGTTCAAGAAAAGTCTCTTAAATTCTGTAAACAACAAGAACTCCAAAAAGTAATGACTAAGGCTCAATCAATCATCGATAAAGGTGATTTCGAGAGTTATGATAAGTTAGAAGAAATGGTAAGGGGAGCGATTCAAGTTGGAGAAGTTGATAAGGGAACTACTGATGTATTTTTTAACCTTGATGAGGTATTGGATAAGGATTATAGACACCCAATTCCAATTGGTGTACCTGGTATTGACAACCTATTAAAAGGTGGTTTAGCCAAAGGTGAAATCGGTGTTATTTTAGCACCAACCGGTGTTGGTAAATCCACGTTTACAACAAAGATTGCTAACCACGCATTTAACTTAGGGTATAATGTTCTTCAGATATTTTTTGAAGACAACCCAAAAATTATCCAAAGAAAACACTTTACACTTTGG